TAACTGAAAGAGCAGCTGAAAAAGTCAAGCACAATCTTACTCGTCGAGGACGAGGTCTAGGGATAAGGATAGGTGTTAAAACCACAGGATGTTCCGGCCTAGCTTATGTGTTAGAATATGTTGACGTGCAGCCATTAACTAGAGATCAATTCGTATATGAGAACCACGGTGTGAAAGTTTGGGTTGATGGTAGAAGTCTAGTTTATCTTAACGGTTTAGAAATGGATTGGGTTAAACAAGGCCTCAACGAAGGATTTGAGTTTAAAAATCCAAACGAAAAGGCTAAATGTGGTTGCGGTGAGAGCTTCAATGTATGAAAATTTCACATTTAGTTACAAATGGGTGTAGTTGGACTTACGGTCAAGATCTTCCTAATCCGTTAATTCAATCTTGGCCTGCAAGGCTATCGAAACTTCTAGGGTTACCTGTTGTAAACTTAGCTGTACCCGGAAGTGGGAATGACAGTATCTATAGAAGAACTGCGGAGTATCTTAGCTTAGATTTAGCAAACCAAGTTAAGCCTTTAGTAGTTATTGCATGGAGTCAATATTGGAGAACAGAATTTTGGAATAAACCTCTTCCTGGTTCTCCTAGTAACATTAGAGCCGATTATAGTCACATTTACATACCCAACGATGGCGATGAACTAACTTCGATTCAAAAGGCTCTATTAGATCAGTGGGATTTTGAATTTCATTTTAAAAGAGCTTTATTAATAAAGTTTTCAATGTACAATCTACTAAGAAATTTTAATATTCCATATATCATGGTTGATTATACAGGGGATTGGAGAGAGTATAAAGAAAAGGTATCAATTAAGGACTCGTGGTACTCTAGTATTATTAAGTTTTTAGAAAAAGATTCGAATCATCTTAATTTTCCATTACATCATGTTTCAGAACCCTACCCAAGGATTACAGGCCATGATGGGCCCGAAGGATCATCTGCTATAGCCGAACGCCTTAAATATGAAATAGAATTACGCTACCAACTTGAACACGACACTGAAGCAGAATATTATACACTAAAAGACTACTGCCCTTACCGACGATTTGTGGGTCGTGCAGAACGAAATATATGGGAATTACATGATCAAGGCAATATTCAATTACCAACCAATAACAAGAACTAACACAGCAGCCGGTAGGCTTTACAATACTCCTAGCGGACATAAAGTTCCAAGTGTTACAACTATCCTCGACAAGACGAAGTCTGAAGAAGCTCGACGGGCTCTTCAACAATGGAAAGAACGAGTAGGTGAACAAAAGGCCAGAGAAATTACCACAGAAGCAGCAGGTCGTGGCACAAGGATGCATAAGTTTTTAGAAGATTTCATGAAAACTGGACAGCTCAACGAGCCAGGTACTAACCCTTACAGCCAGCAAAGTCATAGAATGGCTAGGTCAGTTATAGATCAAGGTCTGTGCCATGTTAACGAAGCTTGGGGAATGGAAGTTCCTTTATATTTTGATCGTATCTATGCAGGAACTACAGATTGTGTAGGACTGTGGAAAGGCAAGCCGGCTATTATTGATTTTAAGCAAAGTAATAAAGCTAAGAAAAAAGAATGGATTGAAGATTACTTCCTACAGATGTGTGCGTATGCAGAAGCACATAATGAAACTCACGGCACTGATATCAAAACTGGCGTAGTTCAAATGTGTGTAGCACCTAAAGATCTAGAGGATCTACCAGTTTATCAAGAATTTGTCATCGAGTTTGACGAGTTCGAGCATTTTCGAAACAAATGGTGGGCTAGAGTAGAAGAATACTACATGAAATTCGGATAAATATCCAAAAGAGGACATTTTCATGGCTGTTATTCAAATTTCCAAAATACAAGTTCGTAGAGGCAGAGAAAACGAAACTGGAGTTCCGCAGTTAGCCAGCGGTGAATTTGGATGGGCAGTTGATACTCAGAATCTTTATATAGGTAGTGGTAGTGTAGCAGAAGGGGCTCCTTCTGTAGACAATATCAAGATCCTTACTGAAAAAGACAATATCTTACTCTTTGCAGAAACATATGCCTACAGAAGAAATGATCCGTATGTGCTAACAGGAGATACAGGGACTACAGAAAGAAGCCTTCAAGATAGACTAGACGAGCAAGTTTCAATTTATAGTTTTGGTGCTGTTGACAGCGGCAGCGATGATCAAACTGAAGCAATACAGCGAGCAATAGATCAACTTTACTTAAACTTTGCCACTAAAGGTGAAGAAAATTCTAGGGTTAAACTATTATTCGGACCGGGTGTCTATAAGATTAGTAGTCCTTTAAGAATTCCCCCTTATGCCTATCTCGTAGGATCTGGAAAAGACAGTACAATTATTCAGCAAGAAGGAAATTTTCCAGTAGCAATTACAGTGTCAGATGACAGCGACCCAGGGAGCTATACAGACCTTAATGATATTACCAGTACAAATTATCCTAGATATATTGTTATAGAAAACATGCATCTTAAAAATACCACTGCTAACAGTGGTCTAGTACTCGATGCTGCTCAGCATGTTGTTATTGATAATTGCAAACTTTCAGGAAGTTGGACGCACGGCGACGGAAGCTCGTTGTTTGAAGATTCTGCAATTGTGTTAAATGCTGTTTCAACTCTAGTAACCTGTTCTGATATACAGATCACTAATTGTGAACTAATGAACTTTGGGTTTGGTATAGAAAGCTCTTATGACATTAACAATGTTCATATAAAAAATTCTCGATTTAACAATCTTCATAAAGGTATTGTGTTTGGTCAAAATTCCGATGGAACTAGTCCAGGACAGCAACAAGGCGGATTTTACTGTGTGTTTGCCGATAACTTTTTTACAGACATTGACAGAGAAGCTGTGTTAATTATAAAAGGCCGTTATAATAGAAGCACCGGTAATACTTTTGTTCGTGTAGGCTACGATGGCGGAAATCCTGAAACTGTAGTAAGTCCAATAATTTATTTTGAAGATTACGAAAATTCCAGCATCAATGATATCTTTGAAAGAACACGAGACCTCGGCACTGGTTCTAGTTATGACAGCTATCCCTACCTTCCAGAGGTAAAAGGTAAAGGTTATAGTGTTTTCAACAACTCAGTTGTGATTACCCCTGGACACAATCCAACTTCTGCTAAAATATTTAGAATCCCAGGAATCGAAACTGCACAATATAAGCTAAGATACCTTTATAATAGTGCTAATGCAGAAGTTGTGAGAAAAGGTGAACTAGATCTACTTATAGATAGAACAAATAATCCTGCTACAGTAAATCTTATAGAAAATTACGATGTCTATGGAAATTCTACAAACTTTACTAATCTTTCATTTAGTGCTCATCTTGTTGACTCTGGAGACAGTGACACTGATACAGACACTGTAGAGATACGAGCGCAAAATACTACTGCATTTGATCAAGGTACTCTAGTTTTCTTTTTTGATAAGCTGTCATAATCCACCAAAACAATCGCTTTTCTTGTAATTTTTTTGTAAAATTGCTAAGAGACTTTACGGTAAAAAATCTATTTAAAAACAATAACTTAGATGTTTTATACCTTTTTCTACCAGATACTAAATATTTTTTCTTAAAAAATGAAAACAAACATATGAGCAATATTACAGTAATAAAAAGAGACGGTTCAAGAGAACCTTTGATGATAGAAAAATGGCAAGCCCAGATAGCTAAGGTATGCCAAGGAATTGCAGATGTAAGCCAAAGTATGGTAGAAATTAAAGCCCAGTTACATTTTTATGATGGCATTACTACAAAAGAAATTGACGGCATTACTCTTCGAGCTATAGTTGACCTTATTGATATTGAGTCGAACCCGGATGTTGGACACACTAATTATCAGTATGTTGCTGGTAAGCAAAGATTAAGTATGCTACGAAAAGATGTCTACGGAACCTACGATGTACCTCATCTGTATGAACTAGTAAAGAAAAATGTCTCAGTTGGTCTGTACTCGTCAGAGCTTCTTGAATGGTACAGTGAAGACGATTGGAATAAAATGAATGACATGATAGATCATTCAAAAGATGAGCAATACAGCTATGCTGCCATTGAACAACTTATTGAAAAATATCTAGTCAAAAATCGTTCTACTAGCGAAATCTATGAAACACCGCAAGTTCGCTACATGATTGCAGCGGCAACAGTTTTTCATAAAGAAGAACCTAATAACGCAAGAATGCGCTACATCAAGGAATATTACAATGCGGCTTCAGACGGCTTATTCACTCTTGCCACCCCTGTGCTCGCTGGGCTTGGCACTCCCACTAAGCAGTTCAGTAGTTGTGTACTCATTCGCAGTGATGATGATCTTGACTCCATTTTTGCTAGTGGCGAAATGATGGCAAAGTATGCTAGCAAGAGAGCTGGCATTGGACTTGAGATAGGGAGGCTTAGACCGCTAGGTAGTCCTATTCGTGGTGGTGAGATTATGCACACGGGTATGATTCCATTCCTCAAAAAGTGGTTCGGTGATTTAAGGAGTTGCAGTCAAGGTGGAATACGCAATGCTAGTGCCACTGTTTTTTATCCTATTTGGCACTATCAGTTTGATGATCTTATTGTACTTAAAAACAATCAAGGAACAGAAGAAACCAGGGTACGACATATGGACTATGGAGTAGTCCTATCTGCCCTGTTCTGGCGTAGATTTAAAAATAAAGAAAACATTACTTTCTTTGACCCTAATGAGGTTCCAGATCTCTATGAAGCATTTTATAGAGACACTGATTTATTTGAAGAACTATATATTAAATATGAACACACTTTAGGTCTCCGCAAAAAGACTATGAGTGCTGAGGAAGTATTTAAGGGAGGCATACTTAAGGAAAGAACTGATACAGGACGCATATATCTTGTGTTCATAGATAATGTATTGAACCAAGGTCCATTCGATCCCCTACATCATCCCATATACCAAAGTAATTTATGCTGTGAAATCCTGCTTCCGACACGCACATTCAAAAGACTTGATGACCCAGAAGGTAGAATCGCTTTATGCACCTTGGGGTCAATTAACTGGGGAAGTTTCCGCAATCCTGAAGATATGCGTCGTGCTTGCCGTATACTCCAGCGCAGCCTTTGTAACATACTTGATTATCAAGACTTTTTAAGCATACAGAGCAAACTAAGCAATGATGAAATACAGCCATTAGGCATTGGTGTAACTAACTTGGCCTATTGGCACGCCAAACGTGGTCTTAAGTATGGTGAGAAAGATGCTCTAGCAGAAGTTAAAAGTTGGATGGAGCATCAGGCCTATTACCTAACAGAAGCCACAGTGGAGTTGGCCAAGGAACGCGGTGCCTGCAAAGATAGTCGTTTAACCTACTATGGGAAGGGCATCTTCCCATGGGAGCGTAGGGCCAAAGGCGCAAATGAGCTAACAGACTTTACCCCAGAACTTGATTGGGAACCGTTGCGTAAGGAGATGAAAGAGCATGGAGTACGAAATGCAACACTTATGGCCATTGCTCCTGTTGAATCTAGCAGTGTGGTTATCAACTCTACTAATGGCATTGAGATGCCTATGTCGCTTATCTCAACTAAAGAAAGCAAGGCAGGATCTTTTACACAAGTAGTTCCTGAATATCATAAGTTAAAGAACAAGTATCAACTAATGTGGGATCAAACAGACTGCATTGGATATATTAAAACAGCCGCAGTTCTTGCTGCTTATGTAGATCAAAGTATTAGTACAAATACATTTTACAATCCTGCTCACTTTTCTGATCGTAAAGTTCCTACTACACTGATAGCTAAAAATCTCATGCAAGCACATCTATGGGGAATTAAGACCTTCTATTATAGCCTCGTGAATAAGCAAGGATCAAAATCCACAGATGAAATTCCTCCTAATATGCAACTTGAACAAATTGATTTTGATGACGAAGAATCATGCGAAAGTTGTAAACTTTGATTAATAAATAATAGTATTATTATTGTCTATTAGATAAATAATAGTATGAATTACAAAAAACACTACGATATGTTAATTGAAAGAAGCCGCACAAGAACTCTTACAGGCTATGTTGAGAAACATCATATTATTCCTAAGTGCCTGGGCGGTTCTGACGATAAGGATAATATTGCAATATTAACACCAGAAGAACATTTTTTAGCACATCAACTATTAGTTAAAATATATCCTAATAGTACTCCTTTAATAAATGCCGCAATTATAATGACAACTCATCATACTGAATTCAGGGCAAATAATAAATTATTTGGTTGGTTGAGACGCCGGGCATCTGAATACAGAAAGGAGTGGTTGATAGAGAATGGGCACCCTAAGGGAATGTTAGGAAAAAATCACAAACTTGAAAACATTAATAAGATTACATCGGGTATAAAACAAAAAGCAATTGAAAAGAGGGTAGAAGTATACGCCTATAATTTAGATGGGTCGTTTTATAAAAAGTACAATTCTTTAATAGAATGTGCTACAGACTTAAAAACAAATGCGTCGAACGTAAAGTATACAGCAGAAGGAAACTTTGGTCATTGTAAACAAAAACAAATAAGATATGAGTTTTTTGAAAGCATAGAGCCATATGTTAAACCATCTCCCCTCAAAGGTAAAAAGAAAACTGAAGAACACAGATTAAATCAAAGCAAAGCAATGAAGGGTCGTACTCGCAGTGATGGGTGGAAGGCAGCACATAGCAATGCAATGAAAGAATATCACGCAAGGAATAAAAATAAATGAGCAAACAACAATATAACCTACACACAAAGACAGACTACCTACATCGTAAAATGTTCCTTGACCCAGCAGGTCCAGTAACAATACAGAGATTCGAAGAAGTCAAATACAATAAAATAGCAGACTACGAGAAAACAGCCCGAGGCTTCTTTTGGGTACCTGAAGAAATCAGCCTTACTAAAGATGCACAAGATTTTAAAAATGCCAGTGATGCAGTTAAACACATCTTTACTAGCAATCTATTACGCCAAACAGCATTAGATAGTCTACAAGGGCGCGGACCCAGTCAAATCTTTACCCCGGTCGTAAGCCTACCAGAACTAGAGGCATTGGTTTATAACTGGACATTCTTTGAAACTAATATTCATAGTCGCAGTTATAGTCATATTATCCGTAACATTTACAATGTTCCTAAAGAAGTCTTTAATACAATTCATGATACTAAAGAAATCGTTGATATGGCAAGTAGTGTTGGGGAATACTACGATAGACTACATCAAATTAATTGCCGAGTAGAAGCAGGTGAAAAGATTGACGAAGCAACCCACATTAAAGCAATTTGGTTAGCCCTTAATGCCAGCTATGCCCTAGAAGCCTTCCGCTTTATGGTATCGTTCGCTACAAGTCTAGCAATGGTTGAAAACAAAATCTTTATCGGTAATGGTAACATTATCAGTCTTATCCTACAGGATGAATTATTACACAAAGGTTGGACAGGTTGGCTAATTAATCAAGTAGTTAAAGAAGATTCTAGGTTTGCTAGTATCAAAGCAGAATGTGAACAAGAAGTGTATACCATGTATATGGATGTTATCAGAGAAGAAAAAGCATGGGCAGATTATCTATTCCAAAAAGGTCCAGTAATAGGGTTAAATGCTGCTATCCTTAAAGATTTCGTAGATTACACTGCTGCCGGTGCTCTTAAAGAAATTGGTATTAAGTATAATCACCCTGCTCCAAAGTCAACACCTATTCCATGGTTTAATAAGCATAGCGACACTAGTAAAAAACAAACAGCTCTTCAAGAAAACGAATCAACTAATTATGTAATTGGAATCATGTCGGATTCTATGAACTACGATGAATTACCAACAATTTAAGAGGATTGAAATGGCCAAAGTTATTTGTGAAACTGTTGTTTTAAAATTTAGTCGTTTAGTAAAAGATCATGAAGAAACTGAACTTTTAAATGACGATATGCTGCCTACTCTTGAGCAAGTAGCTCAGGAATTAGTCGGTGACAATATCATTGTAGAAGTGGAGAAAGCATAATGAATACTGCTATTGTATGGTCAAAGTACCACTGCCCTTATTGCGAACGAGCAGTTAATCTTTTAAAATCTAAAGGTATCCAGTACGAAGAAAGAAAAATCGGTGACGGGTACACTAAAGAAGAATTATTAGAAGCTGTTCCTAATGCAAGATCTGTTCCGCAAATTTTTATTAATCAAAAGCATATTGGTGGCTACGACGATTTATTAAAATATATCGAGCAAACCATGGAGAGTCAAAGTAGTTTTTAATGACTAAGATTAAAAAAGCTTTCTTTTTCGTATTAGGTTGTCTGTGTCTAATCATGGCGTATATAGGAGTAGTTACTCCGGGGTTGCCCTATAGTCCATTTGTAGTTGCCGCAGCCTACTGCTTTGCTAGAAGCTCGGAAAGAATGTATAATTGGATAATGAATCATAGAATTTTCGGTCCTTTTATCACTAACTGGAGCCAAAAACGAGTATTTCCAATTAGACTAAAGTTTTTTATGCTTGGTAGTATGAGTGTAAGCTTAATTTTAATGTACACTAGCGGAGTTCCTATTAAAGGAATTATATATACAGCTATTTTTATGGCTTGTGTGGCTATCTGGGCTTGGAGATATCCAAGCAGTGTAGAAGAATACGATCAACGAATCAGTGAAGGTCGTAAAATAGGTTGGTTTAAATAAGAGGAAAACATGTTAATCACAAAAGGTGTCGCTGTTGGCGAAGTAGTAACAATTAAATTATACTCAGGTGAAGAACTAGTAGGTAAGTTATCAGAAGAAAATGACACATATTATGTGATCAGTAAGCCAATGGTGCTTAGTATGACTCCACAGGGAATAGGTATGATGCCTTATCTCATTACTGTTGAACCAGATAAAGATGTTCCAATTAAAAAAACTGGAGTTAGCGTGATCTTAGAAAGTGCTCGTGAATTTGCTAATCAATATGTACAAGGAACTACTGGGATTGCTCTAAGATAACCCGATAAATATCTTATACGAGGAGGATTTTATGGGAGTTGTTATAGATGGGTACACACTAATACAAAGTCCTCCACCTCCTAATACTGATTTTCCATTTTACTTTCCTTTTAAAAACGGAGCAGAATGGCGTGCTCCTGTAACATTTACCCCTTCATCTAATAGTAAACCTGGGGATAGTTTTAGTTATAGCTACGAGTACAGAAATACCTTTAACTGGGCAGGTAATGGGGGCAGTGTAGAAATATATAACAATTTTAGCTTTACTGTAGGTGCTACAATAGTAAAACCATCACATATCCCTAACCCTGCACACGACTTACCTCAGACAATACCTACATATGACGGAGAAGGTAGTTACACAGGACACATTCCTAACCCTGCCTATGATCCAATACCATACTTGTGGTACAATGATGAAGAAGATGAAGAAATTATCGAAGTACAATGCACTGACATTAGTATGCCAAGGAGACCCCGGTTTCTAGATCATGTCACATTGACAATTGGGTCAGATAACTGTGTTGCTAGTGGATTTTATGATATGATTCCAACTGGAACTATGAAATATGTTGATCATTTATCTTCAGCTACTATCGGTGACGGAGCTCCTTTTACTTCTCCAAGAATATTAACAGAATATGACATTACAGAATGCCCTACTCGTCCAGTTTCGGAAATCTACTATTGGACAAATGATCTTAATTATTTAATTACCTATAGTTATGAGTTACTAACAAACAAAGGAACTAAAAGGACCTACACTACAACACAGACCTTATTTCAAGATTGGACAAGAATAAGAGATTGGGTCACACAGCATCATCTAAATCCTGTTCAATTTGTAGCTGCTCCTAGTGCGTATTCGATAAATCAAATTATCGGCGACAGCGGTAAAAATACTACGACCTGGTAAAATGTCTAACAGTAAAAATGTCACAAGATTAGGAGATGTCTGCACAGGGCACGGGTGTTTTCCTCCTCGTCCAAATGCACAGGGCAGTCCTAATGTCTTTGTTAATTTTCTAGCTACGCATAGAAGAACTGATTATTGGATTGCACATTGCTGTGGTGGGTGCCACTCTAGTAATCTAGCCAAAGGTAGTCCTACTGTTTTTGCAAATTTTCTTGATGTGTCTCGAATTGGGGACCCGGTAATGTGTGGTAGTGCTGTAGCTCAAGGTAGTCCTAATGTCTATGCCGGAGACTACTCAAGCATTTCATCTGGGGGTGATGTAGTAGTAACTCTAGCATATCCTGCCTTAATAGAAAATTTTACAGATTATAAAAATATACAACCTAGTACCTTATTTTCGAAACCCGATAGTCCTCCTGTAACTGGACAACAAGCTTATCCGCAAGACAAACTAGACGGAGTACTAGGCAATCCAGATCAATACTACAAACCAGAAAATGCACAGTCCGGAGCAAAACCTAATTTTGCCGGAACTCCAGAAAATGCCACTGATAATATAGTCGATAATGAGCCTCCAGTGCAGTGTAAAGGCAACGGAGTAAATGTATTACCATTTTTACAAAAATGTCTAGCAGAAGCCAAAGAAGGTAAATGGCGTGAAACTGGGCAAGCTGGTAATCCTAGTAATCCAAACATACTAGGAATGTGGAAAAATCTAGGACTTTCATTTAGCAGCGATCAA